ACGTCCTATAAGATATGTTCTGTAACTGTATGTATTTATTAGGGATTTTCCGAAAGGGATATCCCTTTTTGTTGTTAAAAATAGTTGTGATTCAAAATTAAAGTTATAAGCTGAAAGTAAAAAAAGGAAAGTGAAATGAAAATAGTATCAACTTTAATTATTGAATTAGAAGATAGTTGCAAAGATAGAAAACCTGATGTTGAAATAATTAAAAGGTATCTTTCATCTAGGATTTATCAGGGTTTGATTGATGAAGGTAATTTTCGGGGTAGGGTGGTTTTAAATATAACTGATGTTCAAATAGGTGTGATGGATATTACACAAAAGGGGTTTGAATAATGGGTAGACCTAAAGTTTTAGAATGCAAAAAACAATATACAGTAATGTTGAAGCCGTCTTTGGTAGTTGATATTGATTACTGGCTAGAGGATTTGCAAATAAAATCTCGTTCTGATTTGATGGGTCGTTTAATTGAGAATGGTATTGAATGTTTTGATAGTCTTGAAAGGTTGGGAATTATTAAACCCGCAGAAGTTGAAATTAGTGTTTTAAGTAAATTGAGGGCAATGATTGCTCTGGGTAATGTTAGATTAGATAGTAAAGGTGAACTTGAAATAAAGAATGATTAAGAAAATAAAAAGCCCCTGTTATTAGCAGGGGCCGTGCAGCGTTAAGAAATTTATAAACTGTCTAGGGATACAAAAATGCTCAACGCTTACAGTTCAAAGTTTAATTATTTTATTTACAAAAGTCAACTGTTATTTTCGTTGAGCGTTAGTGTCCTTTTTTGGAGCCTTGTTGATCTTTTCACCGAGATTAGCAGGGCTCTTTCTTTTTATTTCTATGATGAAATCAATTATTTGAATCATAAAAAGGATATAAATGATTAAATATTCAACAGTTGAAGAACAATTAAAACTTTATGAAAATATGAAGTTAAAAGCTGACAGGCTTGGATTTGTAGAAATTCAGGGTGACCTTGTCAGAGCTACAGAGAAGGCTTTATGTTTTGATTTTGGTAAAGCTGGAATTGGTTTCAAATGGTTCCCTTTATCAAAGCTTGTCTATTTCTTTTTAGGTGTTCATCAAGGTTATAAATATTTTGCTCCTTCTTGGTGTTTTTCAAATAGGGGGCGCAAATGACAGATAATTTTGATTGTGTAACTTCTTACAAACTTAAAAATGAAAGTCCTTCTGATTTTCGTCCGGATTGTACTCAATTTGCGGATATTGACATTAAAGGTTTTGAGTTAGTCCGTAAACCTGTAACAGAAAAGAATATAGATAAGATATTGTTAAGAGAAAGGATTTCCGGCGTGTCGTTTGCTGATGGCGGCGCAGCCGCCCCTTATCTTGACATTAATGCACATGAAGGGGGGGATTATGATTTTCGTTATGCTGAAAATATTCCTAATGTGTGCGGTAAGCAGGTTATTTGGTTTGAAGGTGAAATTTCCGGTGATAATTATTTGAAGCGTGTTGATTGTCGTAAGCATTGGTGTCCTGAATGTGGGGGGAAGGGTGGTCATATTCACAAATCAAGGCTTCATTCAATATTAAATCGTGTAAATGCTGATTTTTATAATGTAAGGCAATTAGTTTTCACTATTCCGGAAAGTTTAAGAGATACATTCAAAGATAGGGAAAAGTTGAATGATCTATTTAAAATGACGAAGCAGGTAATAGAAAAACGTTTCGGAGAGGCAATATTTGATAAAAAAGGTCATGTTAGAAAATATAGATTGGATAAGCCAGCAATAGCCTATCTTCATGCTTTTGGTGATGAAGCGCCCGGAGTATTTAAACCTCATATTAATGTTCATATATTGGAATCAAAAAAAGTTTTATTAAAATTATCAGAGTCATATCTTCAAGAAATAAAAGATGATTGGTTAAAAAAGTTAAAGAAATATGATTCGTCATTATTAGTCGTTGATGTGAATTATTCTTTTGTAACTCATAAAGGGAAAATAATTCACAAGTTCAAATATATGTCACGTCCTTGGAGTAAAACTGATTACGATAATATTCAGGACGAATCTTTAAAACATTTACTGGTTATGGATTTACTAGGTTTTCAGTATTTAAGATATTGGGGTAAGTTGTCCAATCGTACATATAAGGATGAAATGATATTGACTGAAATAATTGAAGAAGCGGAAGTAAAAGTAAACGAAAAATTAATATTTAGATTTTGGGCTCTAATAAATTTGGAATCATATAAAAATGTATTGATTGAAATAGATGACGGTTTTTACCGTATAAAAAAGAAGGGGCGGGGTTATGAGTCAAAAGAAAATCAAAAGGATGCGGAAAGTTCAGAGGTTGGAAAATAGATTTTTTGACATGAGCGGTGAAGGTTCTGAATTTGGTTCGGAAATTTTAGAAGGTAATGAAAGCGGTTTAATGTCCGCTATAAATAGTGGGTGTCTGGTGATGATATCAGATGAAGACTTAAAAAAAATAAAAGAAGGGAGATTTTAAGCAATGGAAAAAAGTATTGTTTTAGAAGGGGAAGTCCGGTCTGTGGAAGATTGGAAAAAGGCGGACGGTTCGTTGATTGGTCGGAAGTATCAAATAGAAGTCAATGTCAGTATGAATAAAGTCGGTGACAAAAAAGTCGGTGACGTAATTTTTATTGATTACGACAAAGAACGAAGTTTCAAAGTTGGTCAGCACATTCCGGCTACGGCTGTTCGTGTTGCTATTTCTGATTTTCAAACTTTGCATGTTGAATTTCATTCCGTATCAAGTGGAAATGGAAATAAGCCAGCGGAAGAAAAAAAGGCTCCGAATGTAAAGGTGTAAAAATGTCAACTGTAGACATGCAATCAATGTTTGAGGGTTTATTTGCGCTGGTCGTGTCGTGTTATTTGATTGGGCTTGGGATAGGTTATGTAGTTTTAATAATACGGTCGGCGGCAAGTAGAAAATAGGTCAATAAGAGTAAAAACAAAAATCTAAAAAGGGGGAATAAATTATGCTTAAGAGACTTGACATCTTTTTCGTATTTATGTTGGTCATTGCAATCGTGGCAATGCTGTCTGTGGTTCCTGCGTTTGCGGCCTTCACGCTTCCAACTCTGCCGACTACAGATTTGGAAACTGCCGGGACCGCTGTTGCTGCATTGATTGCAGTTTATGCGGTTATTCGTCTTGTTATCCGTATGATAAAGGGCGTTTAATCTTTTACAATTTAGCTGACGGCTGGCTTCTTCTCATGCCAGTCGTCACTTTATTAATGGGCTGATATGAAAAAATTAATTATATTTTGTGCAATCATTATTTTATTCAATGTGAATTTGTCTTTTGCTGGTGATGTGAATACGGTTCCGGCTGGTTTGATAAGTATTTTTGCAGGTATATATGGGAGTTTAGGTCAGGTAGCTAATAACACGCAAGTCTATTATGTATCTGAAAGTCAAATTAGAGCACAGTTAGATTCATTGGCTCCCGGTTGTTTCTCTGATGGAACTTGTGACTGTATAGAAATCCAATCAGAATCTCAAACAACTAAAGAAGCGTTATTATATTTTATTCAATTTAATCCAACACTAGATGGGATTGCAAATATATATTTGAATCAGGATTTTTATTCATCATCAATGACAATAACAGATACAGAGCAAGGTAGGCCGCCGGGATATCAAGATGTGTTAGCGGCTCTATATACAATTGGAAATGATCAAGTTGTAACTGGTGGCATGAGTTTGGGGCAATACGCTTTTTTAATTGGATTGCTAGGAATCATATGTGGCGAAGTATTTTGTAGAGGTCTTAATTCATGAAAGTAAAAAAATTAATTCAATTATTATTAATGATAATTATTATTTTCTGCTCAACTATTTCTTATGCTGTAACTGTTCGGGATTTATATCCGGCGGCGAAAGCTTTTGATTCGGTTAACAAAGTTTGGAATGTTCCGGCGTTGGTCAGGGCTACAGGAGCAACGGCCTTCGCTGATGAAACGGTCGCGCTCGGATTAACAAAGGCAATAGCTGGTGGGATAATGACAAGCTTAGCTATTGCCGGTGTCGGTTATGTTGCAAATTCGTATGTAGATTGGTTGATGGGAAGTACGCCTTCAATGTATTATGATACAGATCAGGTTTTAAAATATAATACGACTACGACGGTACAGGTACCTATTGCCGGAGCTGAATCAGCTTTCTTGGCTTATATGGCTTCTCAATCTCGTTCATGTAGTGGTCAATCAACAAATGTTGTTGATGGTGCTAATTTTACTAGCAGCTCTCATGTTGGTTATACAGATGTCAAAGCAACTGGAACATGGAATTACAGCGGCGGGGCTTATCCTTTCACGATTTATAAAAATGATGTCAATTATGGTTGTCCGTACGTTACGCACATGTATGGTGTAGTTCAAAATTGCACAGTTCCGCAAGATCAGGTTGTCAAGCATACTGTTACAGATACATATTTGGAACCGTTGGTAGAATCGGCAATAAATAATAATGATGTAAATATTAGTGCGGCGGCGTCTGCGGCTATTGATGAAGCGGCCTTGTTGGTTGCTGGTGGTGCTGGTGCTATTGCGGCGGCTAATTCGGTGGCAAAAAAAGTACACGATCAGCTTGTCAATGGTATTTCGGGAGCTGATGTAACGGCGGCTCAAGCGGCGGCGGATGCTGCAACTCCCTCTAGTGTTGCTAATGATGTGGCCGCTTCAAATGTGGCAGCTCTTACTGCGGCGCAGTTGTCGGCTGCGCTTGCTTCGGCTGGTTTATCTGCTAATCAAATAGCGGCTGCGGTCGCGGCGGCTGAAAGCGCAAAAGGTTTATCTGCTACCGATATAGCGGCGGCCGTTGCTTCTGCGTTGGCTGGTCAAGGGCTTACGGCGGCTCAAATATCGGCTGCAATAACAATTTCAATGCCAGCGTCATTAACACAAAGTCAAATTCAAGCGGCTGTTGCTGCTGCAATGGCTGCTACTCTTGGGGCTGATGTGGCGGCTCCTACCGATCCGACAATAGTTGTACCGGATAAATTATCTTTGACAGCGGTTTTAACTTCATTCATGGCGACAATTAATAGTTTGCCGATGCTTCAAACTTTACACGGTTTGAGTATTAATATATCTGGCGCAACTTCGTTGTTGTGTGTAAATCTTCCAAATAAATATGGTGGTCAAAGATGTTATGATTGCGCAAATATTTCTGGCGCATTGGGTGTGATTGGTGCGGCCTTGCTTGGATTAACAACTTTATTTTCTTTTATGTATGTTTTTAAGGGGTGATTAAATGTTTGCTTGGTTTGCCAGAATATTAGGCGGGATATTTGGATTGAAGGGTTTTGCCTCAGGCATTATGATGGTCGTGCTAGGCGTTGTTCTATACAATGGAGTCGTTCTTATTGTTGAAGAATGTATGAATTTTGCTGTGACTCAAATTGGTGGTGTGAGCGCGGGACCAATAACAAGCCCGACTATAACAGGTTTTGCGGGTTGGTTTCTTTCAACAATTAAAGTTCCTGAATCTTTCGCTATAATGGTTTCATGTGTAGCAATTAAATTTGTTCTTAAAAAAATACCTTTTATAAAATGGTAATAATAGGACGTAGAATCATAAGCGGGTATTGATAAAGATTGAATGGAGGGCTTTTTAGCATGGAAATAAATTCAATTTCAAGCAATAAGCATATGAGAAACCAATATCAGATAAGATGTGCTCAATGTGGTAAGACAATATTAATTGATCAGGCCAGAGCTGCAAGAATCAATTATATGTTTAAAGGTATTGAATGTGAATTTTGTATGGTGACAAAAAATCAATTATCTTTAAATTTCAATTTTGGTGTTAGTACTCCATGATTACTTTATTTTCTGGAACATTAGGCTCTGGAAAGTCTTATAAAATGGTTGCGGAGCTTTCACGCTGTAAAAATGAATATTACATTGTTCATAATATAGATTTAAAAGTTGAAAATTATCTTGGTGTTTATGGTGTCAACTGGTTAGAGTATTGCAAACGTGAAAATATAGAAATAACTGATTTTTTTTCAAAAGAGTATCAATCAGAATATGCAAAGGCTGTATTAGAAAAATATAATCGTCCTGTTTTGATCATTATTGATGAAGCACATGAATGGTTTGATAAGCACGTCAAGACATTCAAAATGTGGTTGTCATACTCTAGGCATCTTGATCAAGAAATATGGCTTGTAGCTCATCGTAGTACGAATATTCCGGCAATCTATCGTTCATTCGTTGGTACTGAATATCGGGCGAAAGCTGGTTCTGTATTAAATAATCCGTGGTTTTTTTTGTATAATAGAATTGAAGGCGGCGAAAGAGCTGGCTATACATTTGAAAGAAAACGGAAAGAGATATTTGCCCTTTATAAATCAAAAGATGTTCATAATAAGGATAAAAAGGAAAAAAGGTCTTTAATGATTCCGGTTATATTAGCATTTATTTGCATTGGTTTGTTTATGTTTTTCTGGCTTTCTAAATATTCAATTAGTCATAACAGGGATAATAAAAAAGCAAGTTCCGTTGTTTCTCAAAATAATAATCAGAATTTAAATTCATCAAGTAATAAAGATCAGTTAAATAATATGAACAAGGTTGAATCTTTCAGTGATAAATATGCTTATGCTGGCTCATTTAATGATGAAATAGTAATAGAAGAAAGGAAAACAGGAAAGCAATTTACTATAAATAGATTTCCTGATGTTATTAAATTGATTAATTATGATCGGGATAATTCTTGCACCTTGATAGTTGTTAATAAAATTGTAAAATTGTTTAATTATGACCGTTTCAAAAATACAGTTGTTCATTCTCCAGAGGGTCTAGATTTCGGAGCCGGAGCGGGCGGGCGACAACAGAGCACGCCAGCGCCGGCAAACGGAATTTAATTATTATATTTTCTTTTTTTTACTTTTATTACGCTTGCGTTTCCTTCGTAGCAAAACCCATTTTTAAAAGATAATTAGTAAGGTAAGATATATAAATTTAGATTTATTTGAACATTTAAAAATCAAAAATCTTTTTTCCTATAGACCCTTTTTTATCTTTATTCACATTGTCCTTTTCCAATTCCACGTTGAGCACTATCAATTTTGACAACAATTCCATTATGAATAGATATTTCATAAATAAAATCATTTTCTCCGCAGTTATAAAACCATTTTTCAACATATTTTATAGTTCCATTAATATTTTCGTTTCCTGAACTTCTTTGATAAGGATTTCCGCATTTTGCTTGTATGGCGCCGGATTTATCCCAAAGGCTGGGAATTTCATTTCCGCAACGAAAGGCGAGGGCGCTTGAAGTAAAAGTTATAATGAATAGCGCTATAAAAAAGGCAAATAAAATATATCTCATAATTTCTCCTTTAAAGTCTCTGACAACTCATAAATATTTTGTCAGATTTATAGTTTAAAAAAAAGTTCTTGACAAGGCATAATTTAGGGGAGTATGGTATTAGCCATGAAAAGTCTAGGGATTACAAATAATTATAAATACTCAACGTCCTATAAGATATGTTATGTAA